TCGCTTGCAGTTTTGCATTTGGCGAACTCAAACTTATGGAAGGAAGTGCAAAAATCATCTCACTAATTGCCAGAGATGAGAATCAGCACCTTGTCATCACTCAAAACATTCTTAACAAGTGGAAAGAGGGTGATGATCCTGAGATGCAAAGAATTGCCAAAGAAGAAGAGCAGTGGGTCTACAAGACCTTTGAGAATGCTGTCAATCAAGAAAAACTTTGGGCAGAATATCTGTTCAAGGATGGTTCTATGATTGGTCTAAATGACAAACTATTGCAGCAGTATGTTGAATGGATTGCAAATCGTAGAATGAAGGCGATTGGACTTCGCCCACTTTATGATATTCCGGCAAAGAATAATCCTCTTCCATGGACATCTCATTGGATAGAATCAAAGGGATTGCAAGTCGCACCACAAGAAACTCAAGTGCAGTCTTATGTGGTTGGTGGTATTAAGCAGGATGTTACAAAAGACACTTTTTCAGGGTTCCAGTTGTAATTGACTTTAAGACTGAAATAGTGTATTATATAAATAATAATAGGTAAGTTCAGTCTTAAAATGAATAATTATATTGTTTATTACTACTTAAGGGAGGACTTTAGTTCTCCCTTTTATATTGGTTATGGAAAACCAAGAAGAATAAACGCAAAGCATTTAAGAAGTAATGGAGCAGATTTATTACCTCCAAGAGAAAGAAGATGGGTTGTAAAGTCTGGTTTATCTAAAGAAGAAGCAATAGAACTTGAGATAAAGCACATAGCACTTTGGAAAAGAGAAAGTGATGGGGGAGTTTTGTTGAACCAAAATCTTGGTGGTGAAGGAAAACCTGGAGGACAAAAGACTAAAGGTTTTAGTGGTAGAAAACATAGTGAAGAGGCAAAGAAAAGAATAAGTGAAAAGGTTGCTGGAAAAAATAATCCAAGATATGGTGTCAAATTATCTCAAGAAATAAAATCTAAAATAAGTCAAAATAAAGCACCAAAGTTTGGTAAGGATAATCCAAACTCTAAAACTTGGAAAATCATCTCTCCAAAAAATAAAGAATATGTTATTGTTGGTGGATTAAAAGAGTTTTGTAAATCTCAAAATATCTCATATGCTACTATGAGTGCTGCAATCAAATATAATAGAAAAGGACCAAGAAGAAATGGGTGGAGTATTGAAGAGAAAGTTTAGAATATCACTACCAGAAGATGAGTGTGTTATAAAACTTCAGGAGTATTGTAAGTTTTCATCCACTTTGCTGAAGGTTCCCGTTATTGAAAAACCACTATGTATTGATGCAAACTGCCACAATAATGTAAATCATTATGTAAATACCTATGGTGGAGAAAAAATAAGTGGATATTATTTGATTACAGATACTGAAGATGATACTTATGGGTGTGCGATATATCATAGTATTTGGAAAAATACTTATGAAGATTTGATAGATATAACACCGTTTGAGGATGGTAGGAGTTATAATATGTTTTCTGTGTTGAATAATACAGAATATTACTCTGGAATTGTTTATGATGGAAAAGGATATAAATTATTAGAACCAGGACTTAACATAATCTAATGTTGCCCAAAATACTCAATAATGATGGAAATTATGATGAATGGTGTGAACAAGAACTTCTAAACGCCTATAAAGATGCCGCAGAGTATGATGACTTCCTTTTCGGAGACCACGATTACTCTTATGTTTGGTTAGATGATAAAACCAAAGATGTTTCTTGAGGGTCTTTGAACCCTCTTTTTTTATAAATAAAACTATAAAGAACTTTAAGAAAAAATGTCAAGAATTACCGGTAGTGACGCTAAAGGTTTGATGGAGGCATATAGTGCTGTATATGCTCCTCAAGAACTCACCGAAGAACAAGTTTGGGAAGAAGTTGAGAACTGGGTAAACTCACTTCTAGAAGAGGGTTATGACCTGAGTGAGTATACTTGGGAAGAGATGTATGAGGCTTATTTGAGTGAAGATTTGATGGGAGACCTTAGAGCAAATGCTGGTAATATTGTAAGAGGAGCTACTGGAGCATACCAGGGAGCTATGAGAACAGCATCTAATGTAAATCAGGCTTTGGTGAATAGAATTAAGCCAAAACCTGCTATGCCTGGTCTTCCCTCAAATTATAGAGGTGCTGAATTGCAACAATCTGCAGCAGCAAGGGCATCACAAGTAGGTACACCACGCCAAGGAACTGCTGGAGGTCCTACAGTTGGTGGAAATACCCCTATTGGACCTTCACCTACAAGAACTCTTGCTCCTACAAGAACTCCTGCTCCTACAAGAACCGCTACTCCTACAAGAACTTCTACTTCTCCAGCAAAACCTACTGGAGGCAATGCCAGTGTCTCACCTACTAAACCAACAACTCCAACACCAGCACCTTCCGCTCCTAGACAAAAAGATGATAGTATTACCGATATGATCGGGAGATCGCAAGTAAGACAGGGTGCTCCTATCAATACCGGAAGTACATCTTCAGACGCTCGTGCTATTGCTGCTAAGGCAAGTGTAGGTGCAGCACCAAAACCCGCTGCTGCTCCAGCAAGACCTATGGGTGGTGCGAGAGGAAGAATGCTAGGAGCATCTTTTGACCCATTTGATGTCATAAAAGGTCATCTTCTTGATGAAGGATATGCCGATAATGAAGAGGCAGCACTTAAGATTATGGCGAATATGAGCGAAGAATGGAAGCAGAGTATTGTTGAAGGAAATCAGCGTAATCCAGAGAGTGACGAAAGAACACCTAAAAGTGATGAAGCAATTCCGGGTCAAGCAGCACGTAAAATGCCTCGAAGGGGACACCCTGATAGAGAAGCATTTGAAAAATGGTATCGTGCTAACGTCCGCTGAGACCACTTTCCAAATTAACATACAAGAGGGTTTCACGACCCTCTTTTTTTATAAATAACTAAAAAAGTAAGAAAAAAATGTCAAGAATTACAGGTACTGAAACTCTCAGTTTGATGGAAGCATACCAGGCAGTATATGACCAAGACCTGAGAGAAGAACTGGAAGAAGAAAGAGAAGTAGAATGGGTTGGTGTCCAAATTATTGAGAATGCCGCCTATGTACTATTTTCTCAAGGATATGATGTAGATGATGTAATCTCATATTTTACAGAAGCAAGTCAAGAAGTAATAACCGAAGATGCAATCGCAATCTCTGAGGGTGTTCTTCTTGTTGAGAGTGTTGCTGTGTCGGATGAATATATTGCCGAACAGTTTGAATTACTAAACGAAAGAGTTCCTGGTTTGGGGTGGTTAGCATCACAGGCAGGCAGAGCTGCTAATGCAGTAAAAGGTGCCGTTACATCAGTAAAAAAATCGGCAGAAACTTATAACAGAGCAAAAAATATTCAAAATATTAGAAATGCTAAAACAGCAGTTCCTCCAGGAAAAGCGAAAGTAACAACTGGTTCAGGTGGAAACTCACCAACAGGAACTGCAAAAGTAACTACTAGCGGTGGAAATCCTGTAGGGAGAAATCTATTTCAACGTGGCACAGATTTTGCTAAAAGGCAGTTAATGAAGATTCCTGGTGCAGGAACAGTAGCAAAAATTGCAAAAAGTCCTGTTGGTAAAATTGCTGGCAAAGCACTTCCTGGTCTTGGTGCCGCTGCATATGGTATTGATGCTGCCAATAGACTTAAAAAGGGTGATTGGGGTGGAGCAGCTTTAAGTGGTATTGGGGCGGTTACATCTGCGATTCCTGGTGTTGGATTAGTTGGTGGATTAGCTCCAGCGGCAATTCAAGCAGGAACAGATGCTCTTGGATTGACTGGCGATAAGAGTAAAAAGGGACCTTCTGCAAAAACAGCACCAGCAGGACCACCTTCTCTGAAAGCAAAGCAAGATTATGCAAAATCAAAAGGTAAGTATTATTCATCATCTGACCAGAAGACATATAAGAATTATAACGATGCCTTGGCAGCAAAAAATTCTAGAAGAGGTGTGAAGCCAACTCCGGCACCAGCAGCACCTTCTTCTAGTCCAGCACCCGCAGCATCTGCTACTCCGGCACCTTCTTCTACTCCGGCAAAATCAAAACTAGCACCCACAAAACCAGCTGGTTCAGATACCAAACTCACTCCGATGCAGCAGTGGGCAGCTAAGAATCCAACTCTTGCCGCTAAAGTAAAATTGGGTCAATCTGGTTATGATGATATTTCTGCAACTAGGACAAAACCAGGTCCTAATGAGAAGCAAGACCAAACTCCAACACAAGGTCCTCCAGATGCCAAGATTGACACTAAGGCAGCAGATGCCGATCTAAAGGCACAACAAGAAAGAGATAAGAATAAGGCAAAACCACAGGCAGTAAATGCTTCTTACGAATATGATGCCTATGACCTTGTTCTGGAGTATCTCCTCTCACAGGGGCACGTAGAGACCGTAGAGGAAGCACATTATGTGATGATGGAAATGGATGCCGAAACTATTGGAAGTATTGTTGAAGCGGGAGAAAATATTGGACCAGAACCAAAAACAGTTGGTGGTAAAGAGCGTCCTGGAGTTCGTGGAGAAACTTATGCAGAAAGACAGAAGCGTATGCGTCCATCCTCACAAGTAAAAGACGCTTGAGTTTATTTGATTAATTATATAATACTTTAAGGGGGCTTGACAAGTCCCCTTTTTTATTGCTAGACTAGGTTTGTCTCCGTTGAAGGATAAATAATAGCTCTTTAAGACTACTCTATGAGCTATGAGAACCCTTGGAAATATAATGGAGAGGTTTTTGAGTCTCATCATATTGAAGATTACTTTGGTTTTGTATATCTCATATCTTGTAATTAATATTATATTCAATCAACTATCCAAATACTACCATCCTGTAATCTTTGTTTGTATGTTTGGAATCCTATTTTACTTTCTTTCATATAAGACACTACACTTTCCCAAGTTTTATTTCCATTTGTTAAACGAATATTTCTTGATGTAATGAGTTTTTTTTTATGTTCTTCTGTTAATTTTGTTCCATACATAGGATTTCCTTCACCAGAATACATTTCACTTAACTTTTTTCTTACTTCCGGTCTTTTTGCTGGATTATTGTCTCCAGTCATAAGTTTTCTTTTATCTTCTCTATACTTATCATTTCTTAAAACTACTTCATATATTCCTACCCTTTCACTTACAAAAAATCTTCCTTCAATATTTGTATTATAGTATTCATCAGTCATTAATACATTTCGGTTAAATTGTTCATAGGTTTCATAATAAGACATAGATTTTTTATGAGCACATATGTATAATATTTCTCTTAAAAAATATTCTTTTCCAATTAAATTAATATCTTCTTTTAACCCATCACAAGATCCATAATAATTTCTCCAATCACTTTCTTTCTTTTTTCTTCTTCCAGTTTTTTTATCTTTTTGGCGTGTCCAAAAATGTTTTTTACCTACATATTTTTTATTATTAGTTAAATTTGTTATCAGATAAACAAATCCTTCCATTTCTTTAGGAACTTCGGTAAAGTCTTCTTCGTTGTATTTCCATTCCATAAAAATACTTTCTTCCTTATATTTTTATTTATGCTTGTAAATATTTCTGTTTTGTGCTATATTGACTGGTAAATAACTCCATTTCTAAATATTATGATGACGCTACTGGAACAAACTCTTAGAAATTCTCACGATTGGGCAATTGACCGCATACATACTCTATGTGATTTAAATGAAGAAGAGCAGTATCAAAATGCATATGCGATTCAATTGGAATTTAGTGAGTGGATGAATCCCAATATTGCCGAACATGATATTTTTTCACTAGAATACCTAGGAGACGAAGAAGATGAGAGTTGACCTTCACAATTTTTTTCAATACTACGATCCAAAGAATCCAAAGCACGTTGCTGCCGTAGAAGAACTTGAAAAAGAACTCGGATCAAAATTAGCATATGTTCTTGAGGATGATGCTAATTGGGTAAGAATTTTTAGAACTAAATTAGAACCTGTTATTCCTGGAATTCTAAATGTTCCTTATTTTCCACAGACAGATAATTATAGAGACGCAAATAGAACCTGTAATTCATCTTCCTGTGCGATGTGTCTTGAGTTTCTAAAACCAGGCACTCTCAAAGGTGCAAAAGGAGATGATGCTTACATTCAAAAAGTATTTGCCATCGGTGATACAACGAATCACGATGTTCAAACCCGTGTTCTTAAAGATTATGGAGTTAATTCTGAGTTTAGGTATAATCTTGGGTTTGCTGACCTTGATCGTGAGCTTGCTGCTGGGAGACCCGTTGCTATTGGCATACTCCACAGGGGTTCTCTATCTGCTCCTACTGGCGGTCACATATGTGTAGTGATTGGTAAGAAGGGTGAAGACTATGTTGTAAATGACCCCTATGGTTCTCTAAATGATGGATATACGGGAGCAGTTACAAACGGTAAAGGTGCTGTTTACAAGAAGTCTGACCTTATGTATCGTTGGTTGACTAAAGGTAAAGATAAAACCGGTTGGGGAAGAATTTTCAAATGAGTATCAAATTTATAGATGCGGTAAAAAATCATAAAGACCTAGACCATCAAAATCGTGCTTGGCAATTCCTGCAAGCAACGGTTCATAAAGAAGTTCTGGATGAGTTTGCAAGAATTTATCGTAATGAAAAGATAGAACCAACTCTAGAAGGACTTCCAAAACCCGGAATTTATCTTATCAAGGAATTTGAAGGATGTGAACTGAAAGCGTATTATGACCCTCATACGGGTGGTCTTCCTATTACGATTGGGTGGGGAAGTACTCGTAGAAAGGATGGTTCTCGATTTATGATTGGAAATAGAATTAGTCAAGAAGAAGCAGATGATTTACTTTATTATCAACTGCGTCGTGAGTTTCTTCCTTCATTACAAAAAATACCTTATTGGAATGAGATGAATGAAAATCAACAAGGAGCACTACTATCTTTTGCTTATAATCTTGGTGCTAATTTCTATGGGTCTACCGATTTTAATACCATAACCAGAGTTCTTAAAGAAAAGAAATGGAATGAAGTTCCAAAGGCGCTAGAACTTTATCGCAATCCCGGAACAAAGGTAGAGGCAGGATTACTCCGCAGAAGAAAGGCAGAAGGTGCCTTATGGAGTCGTAAATAACTTTCTACCTCTTCTCCAGGTTCTACGAATTGCTGCTCGAACTTCTGGTGGTTGAGGTTTAGGTTGAGCTCTTCGGTTCTCCATAAAGAGACCATCATTCATTAGAATTCTTAGAAGAATGAGTATGGGAAGAAGTTTTTTCTTCATTACATATAAGGTTTAGCAATACCTTCATTCAACATTCTCTCATTTACGGTGACTGGTTCCCCGACAAGATAAAGAGTTCCAAGTATTCTTCCATACTTATCTTCTTTTGTAGTTTCAATTATCCATTCGCCTTTTTTGGAAAGTTCTTTTTCTAACCATAATCTTGCATTAATTCCTGCCTGCTTTTCTTCTGAGTTTAGAGTTCTTGTTTCAGCAGCGTTGATTCCTTTGAGACGAACTCTTTGTGCGATTGTTAGATGAAAACCTAAATCAATATCAACATCTAGAGTATCTCCATCAATCACTCTGTTGATTTTCTTGATTTTGTACTGATACATTTTCTCTATTGTCTTGAGTAAGTATATAGTAAATAACCCATAGAACTCCAAGTAGTCCAATACCTAATAGAATATTTACAGACCAAACAACTTCACTCATTTTCTTTATCGTCAGGTTTTTTCTTAAGGTCCGCTTTAAGGGCGATGATAGTTGCAAGTAGAGACATTAGAGTTTGAACGGATTCTGAAGTATTATCGTCACACTTACTGGGTGGTTTTGCTCCAGTTTGATTAAATGCTTTGACTAGATACAAGTAATGAAGACTTGTCATTACTTTAAAATTACATATCACATAGTTAGTGAATGTCATTCCCACAATTGATGCTGCCACAAAAGCAACTAACATAGGAACAATATTGTCAAGTGTTGGATATTTTAATTTCATCTTCCTTCTTCTTTATGTATCCAAGTTTTTAATTCATTCAAATATTGTCTCAACATATCTGCCTTTTCTAGATGCCATTTATCACCACTCTTGAAGTACTCGTGAGTGTGATTATCGATTGCCTTTAATGTATTATGTATCGGTGCGTTCCAAGGCTCACGAATAGGAGTATTCCATTCCCTTGGCATATATTCTCACCTTTTCTTTCCTGGTTTTTTTCTGGCATTTGATGCCATTTTTTGTTTATTGGTCCGGCACTGACCAGTTGCTTTTCTTTTGTCACCATTACCAAATGTTGGATTACTTTTTCTTTTCACTTTTTCTTACCACCATTTTTTGCTTTCTTGGCAGTCGCATTACCTGAGTTTTGTTTAGATTGCTTTCCGCCAGCGGATCCTTTTTTGCCTTTATTTGCTGACTTAGACATTAGAGTAACTTATGATACGTAATATTTATGATTTGATTGGTTTACCGAACACTTGACAAATCCTAAATATTAACTTATTATGGTAAAATCCCTGTTATGAGCGGGGTACTCATTATGAGTCTTTGATCGTGACACCTAGAGCCGTGGAAAGTGCCCTTTGAGAAAAGGGTGTACCCCCTTTCTATACGGATGCCGAATTCAATTTAACTAA